GTGGAGGTGGGGGAGGTAATGCTAACAATGGATTGTCAGCTACTCCCGCACCTAATCCACTTTATCGTGGTGCAGGTGGTGGAGGTGGTGGAGATACTTATGGTTCAACATCTGGTGGATCTGGTATTACAAATGGAGGGGGTGGTTTTAACTTATCCGCAGGTGGAGGTGGTGGTCGAAATAGTAATGGTAATCCTGGACCAGGCAGTTCTCAGGCAAGTAATAACTCATCCACTGGGGCGGGCCCTGGTGGTACAGGACTATCAAATCCTGGAATTTGGTCTCATCCATCGACAAGGGGAAATACTACATTTGGATCGGTAAGTTATGTGCAAGGTGGTGGTGGAGGTGGTGGTCGAAATGGTCCCGCAGTTGGTCAAGGCAGACATGGTGGAGGAGATGGCACTGGGCAAGCAGCTGTAGTAACACCATCTAAAGGAAATTTTGCTGATGGAGGAGGTGGAGGAGGTGGAGGACAGAATAAGTCTGGTGGAAATGGTGGAAGTGGATACGTTATAATTAGATACTACAGACCAGATCGTTCATTTGCCCCGTTTTAATTTCAATATTTACATAAAACATTATTATTTTAGATTTAAAATGAAAAAAACACCTGCGATAATAGTTGATGATTTTTTTGATTATCCCGATTCAATTCGAAACTGGGCTTTAAGTGATGAATTGAAATATATGGCAGATGAAAATGGTACATGGCCTGGAGAAAGAACCGAAATTACAAAAACAGATTTTGGTAATAGATTTGCACAACAAGTAAGTAATTTATTATACGATTTTTCGGGAGAAGGATATTGCTTAAATTATTCATGTTATTTTCAAAAAGTTAAAAAAACAAACTATAATTCTGATAGTTTAATGCATCAGGGATGGATACATACTGATCCCGGAAAATATACTGGAATTCTTTATCTGAATAAAAACTTTCCTGCAAAATCAGGTACAACAATTTTTGAACCACTCCCTGGAAAGGATGTTAATGATCAATCATTAAAATATGAATATTATAAAGGAAATAAAATCAATGAAGATGAATATATGAAAGAAATAAAAGAAAATAATGAAAACTTTATTCCAACAATTCCTGTAGCAAACAAGTATAATAGGTTATTTTTATTTGAAGCTAATCAATATCATGGAGTTGAAAGTTTTTACTCAGATACGGATGAAGATAGACTTACCATTGCATTTTTTGCACATAATATGGAGACCATTGCTAAATCACCTCTTGAGAGGATGAAAGAACGATATTGAATTAAAATTAGCTCGTTTGACATTGTTACTATAGTGAACCCACTACATTATGATCACACTTAGACCACATCAACGTCGTGCATGTGATGCGATGTTAAAGCATAATAGAGGTCAAATTATTGTTCCTACTGGTGGTGGTAAGACTATCACCATGATTGAGGATGCTAAGAAGCAGTTTGATGCTGTTGGATCTACCACTATTGTTGTGGTTGCTCCTCGTATTCTGCTTGCCAATCAACTATGCAAAGAGTTTCTGGACCTTATAGACACATCCAACACTCACGTTATGCACGTTCATAGTGGTGAGACTCATCACTTTAGCAGCACTAAAGCAGACAAGATTCACATGTTTGCTAACACTGCAAGAACTGCTGGTGAGAATGTTATCATCTTTACCACATACAACTCCTTGAAACGTATTCAGGAGGCAGACATCGAGGTGAATACAATTTACTTTGACGAGGCACATAATTCTGTCAAACGTAATTTCTTTCCTGCCACTGAGTATTTCAGTGCTAATGCTGATCGTCGGTATTTCTTTACTGCGACACCAAAACATTCTCTTACTTTCAAAAAACCAGGAATGAACTGGGGTCACATCTATGGTCAGGTTCTTTGTAATGTTCCTGCTCCTGAACTTGTCGAGGGTGGATACATTCTGCCACCTAAAGTTGTGGTCAAAGAACTTGAGATGGTTGAGGGTCGCAAAGTGATGTGTGAAGATGATGCAAAGAATTTGATTGAGACTATCGATGACAATGACATCGATAAGACTCTGATTTGTGCTCGCACAACTAAGCAGATTATGAATCTGTTGAGTGAGTCTAACTTCTGTCAGCAACTTGCTGAACGTGATTATTCTTGGATGACCATTACATCTAAGACTGGTGCTATCATCGATGGACACAAAGTCACCCGTGAGCAGTTCTTTAACACTCTCAATCGTTGGGGACGTGATCCTAACAAAAAGTTTGTTGTTATTCACCACAGCATTCTGTCTGAAGGCATCAACGTAAATGGACTGGAAGCAGTCATTTTCATGCGGAACATGGATTATATTGGCATCAGTCAATCAATCGGTCGTGTAATCCGTCTGGGTGGGTCTGAGAAGACGTTTGGGTTGGTTTGTGTGCCAACTTATGATAAGGTGGGTATTGCCACCGCCCGTAAGGTTCAGGCAGTCGTCAATACTGTCTTTGAACTTGGACAACCAGCAATATCAGAAATCCGTCGATGACTCAACAACCAACCATTCTCTGAACTGGCAAAGCACCCTTGACAGGGTGCTTTTTTAATGTTACTATATAATGTAAGAGATCTGCTATTAAGGTCTCGATTATAAAAGAGGTAAATTATGGCGCTTAAATTACCATGGGGAAGTAACTTCTCCATCAAGGATCTTTCCGTAAAAAAAGAGGATGATCCGTTTATCAATTTCCCTTTCCTTGAGTTAAACGACTTAGTTGGAGTAAATGGGATGCAAATGACAAAAGTAAACGAACTTAGTGCTGGAGATAACACAGTTCGTGGAACTAAACACCTAATGCAGCAAAAGTGTGTGGCACTTGCTGGTTCACTCAAACTTGGATGGGAACGAACATCTTGGCCCATACCTTATTTGCCTGTTAATGAACAAAAAGTGGCATTTGATAGGCGACACACTATTAAAGAGTGTCGTGCTATCAACCCAACTTTAAGTGTTCCTTCAGCAGAATATCGTAGGGTATTTCCTGACAATGGTGGAATTATCAATTCTTTTCTTGACCACTCCATCGCTACTTTAGGAGCAATGTATGGTAATGTCTTCGGACCTGTTACTGGAGATACAAAAGACCATTGGTTTTCCACCGCTGCTTATAGTATTTTGAAGGTTGAAAGAGAACGTGATGTTCATGAACAGGACATCTGCACAAGACCAGTAGTCAGAGAACTCTTACTTTATATGGGTTGTTATACCCGTTACAATTTTAACAAAACTGTTATTGAGAGAATTGTAACAGATGCCTTGAATAGATTGACCGATAAAACTATTTCTGCTCCCGTACACACTATTAACCCAAGTGAAGAGGAGAAGGATAGGTATGTTCAAAACTCTGAAGATTGGCAACCAACCAATACAGAGGATGACAACTACTATTATTTTCACATTCCTATCAGAAATCATGGAGGTTATTGTTACACTTATGCAGATAGACTTCTGCGTGTCGTGTGTGAGCGTGAAAACGCATTTGCCAACAGGAACGGTTTAGAAGAAACTTTAGGTGAGAAGCAGAAGATAGTTAAAGTTCTTTTGCATAATGATAAAGAAGGCACGAACTCTGTAGCAGTTACAAAGTCGCGTAATCTTTTCAAACAAAAATTAAATGATACTTGGCAAACTAGAAGGAATAATGTTTTGAATCCTGTTCAAGCAATGTTCAATTTTGACATTTACACCAAGAAATTGAGTGATCTTAACATGGAAATCTGGTACATGCACCAACTTGAAGGTGAAGATGAACCAATGGAAATGGCATTTGATGATGAGGAAACCACTCTCTGAACTGGCACAGCACCCTTGACAGGGTGCTTTTTTATGCTATAATTACTAAGTAAATTAAATACAGGAGATCACCATGATCGGAGTTTCACAACTCTCGGAGATCGTTGCTCTCGGTTTTGAAGAACTGATTAAAGAGGGCGACACCCGAGAAATCGGCAAGTTTCTTGCCTTTCCCACAGAACGTATTATTGCACCACAATGGTTGCGTGATGTTTGCGACATTGCATCCACTCCATCACCTGATGATGAAGATGGGCAACAGGAGAAGTATGATCGGATTACTCCTGGCGGAGTCCGTATCCAAGTAAAATATCGTGGAGGAAAAACCCTTCACATGGAGCAAACTCGTCGCACCACTGGTAAAAATGCAACCAATGGTGCAAAGAATGGTCAAGTAAGGTATGCAGTCGATTCTTTCGATGTAGTCTTGTTTATCATTCCAAAGGGACATGAAGATATTTCTCAGTGGGAATATCTTGCAATCCCTAGTTATGAACTGGAAGATAGGAAGATGCCTGGTTTCTGTGTTGGACAAGTCCCCGCAGTTCTTCGTCGTAAATACGCAGGACGAGCGAAGGAGGTCATTGTCAACCTTGAAAACCAACGAGTACAGAATCGGTGACAGTAGAGAACTACTGAAAGAAGTAGAATCAAATACGGTGGATTTGATTTATATTGATCCACCATACTGCACTGGGAGAGATTTCTATCACTTTGATGATAGGTTCTCCTCCAGTGCTGATTATCGTGAATTATTATTGCGTCCATTGTTTGAAGAATGTCATCGTGTTTTGACCGATGTGGGCAACATTGTTATTCATGTAGAGGCAAAGATTTCTCATCATGTTCGCATTGTGCTTGATGATGTCTTTGGAGAGAAAAGATTTAAGAATGAAATTGTGTGGGTGTCTGGTGGCAACCACAAATCAAAATATCAACTGCAACGCAATCATGACACCATCATTGTCTATCAAAAAGGTTCTGAGTCTATCTACAATGCAGAGCACAAAGAGTATGATGCAGACACTGTAAGAAAGGCAAAGATGTGTCCTATTCGTAAGAAAAAATACAATACATCTGCACTCGTTAATCGACAACCAAATGTTGTATCTCGTCCTAATTTGAGATATGAATGGAATGGTAATAATCTACAGTGGCATGTATCCAAGGAAAGGATGCAGATGCTTCATGATGATAATCGGTTGGAGTATTCTTCTGTCACGGGTATTCCTAGAGTGAAAAAGTATTTGGATGAAATGGATGGTGTTCCCGTAAAAGATGTATGGAATGATATCAAACAGATTCAAGGTGTTGAGAAGTTAGATTATGCAACTCAGAAACCTGTTGCACTATTGAATAGAATTTTGAAAATGTTTAGCAATGAGGGATCTATTGTTCTCGATGCCTGTGCTGGATCTGGCACGGTGGGTAGAAGTGCCATTCTGACAAATAGAAATTACATTTTATTTGATCTTAACACTGAGGGTAAGAAGTTATTTGAAAAAAGTATAGAGAATCTTGTGTCAGTAGATGAACCGTCTACAATTCAGAGCAATCCGATGATCGATGCTCTATCATAAGAGTATGAAAAATCAACAACCAACCAACAGCAACATTCTGGATGATAATCCACCACCAAATGGATTTGTGGTGGGTAAATGGGATGATTTGAAGGGATTTTATGCTGCTGTTCCTATCAATGAGAATAAACTTGCTATTATTCATCAGGCAAATATGATTAAAGTGTGTCGAAATGAACAATCG